CTCCCACTGGTATGAAAACCGGGAGCCGGTGAATATCGGGAATACAGTAACGCCTCTGCCGTTCGCGGTGGATGCCCTGCTAGAAAATTACAGACACCGATAAAGGACGAAAAACATGGCCCTTACATCGAGCATTACAATCGGGGTCGTTGCAACGCTCACCAATGCTGCTGATCTGGTGACGGCAACTGCTCCATTGACCTACAGAAACACGTGGTCGCTGACGGATGGTGCTGGTGAAAATCAAGCGCAACAGATTTTTTGCGACACGCGGACCATTGCAGCGTCGGCCAATGAAGACATTGATCTTGCTGGATCGCTGACGAACGCATTCGGGACCACCCTTACGTTCACGAAAATTAAGGCGATCATCATTAAGGCCGCAGACGCCAACACGAACAGCGTTGTTGTGTCCAGGCCTGCTGCAAATGGTGCTCCTATTTTCGATAATGCTTCCGACTCCGTAACGTTGCCTCCTGGAGGGTGCCTTGCTCTCGTTATCCCGTCAGCAGCAGGCAAAACTGTCACAGCTTCAACGGGTGACCTTCTCAATATCGCCAACTCAGCCGGATCAACCAGCGTAACCTACGACATTATCGTGATCGGTGCCACGAGCTAGTCATGAGAGCCGGGAAGCTGAGGCATAGAATCTCTATCGAGCGCGCCATCGAGACGCAGGACTCGTCATATAACGAGGCTATGCTGCAATGGGTGCTGTTTGCCGAGGTTTCCGCAAGCATTAATCCTCTCAGTGGCCGTGAATTGATCCGGGCAAAGCAGGTGGAGCTCGAAGTCGATACGGAGGTCATAATTCGATACCTGGACGGATTGAGCCCTAAAATGCGAATCGTGTACCGGGATAGAGTTTTTGAAATCCTGAGTGTCATCAACACCGAAGAGCGCAACAGGGAATTGCGACTGCTCTGCTCGGAGGTGAAGCCGTGAACGAGATCAGTGTAACGGGATTCAAGGAACTCAAAGCGTTACTTGAACAACTCCCGGCAAGGGTAGCACGAAATGCGGTGGCAAGAGCGGTTTATGCCGGCGCGGTGGTTGTCAGGAACGACGCAAGAACCCGTGTGACCGTCAAGACCGGAAAGCTAAAGCGGTCCATTAGAATCAAGCGCAAGCGGTCAAGGCGTGGGGTCTTTGAGGTGATTTACTCGGTATATCCAAAAGAATTCTATGGGTATTTCGTCGAGCGAGGGACTGAAGCTCATGAAATAAAGCCTAAAAACAAGGGCATTGTGGCTCTCGGGAAGGATGGGCGACTTGGGAAGCTGGTGAAGCATCCAGGGAGCAAGGCGAAGCCCTTTCTGAATCCAGCTTTTAACGACAATATCCCTAGAATCATCGAGGCCATGCGCGTGAAACTGAAAGAAGGGATCGAACGGGAAGGAGCCAAGAAGCGATGAGTCAAGCCGAAATAAAGCTCGTCGAGATTTTGAAGTCTGCTCCGTCCGTTACCGGGGTCGTTTCTAATCGGATTTATCCGGTGCTGATTCCGCAAGGCGCTTCACTTCCGGCTATCACTTACCAGCGCGTTGGTGGGTGGCACGAGCAAACACTGCAAGGGTATTCCGGTGTTGAAAACCCTCAGATCCAGGTCGATTGCTGGGCAACGTCATACGCTGCCGCAAAAGCTCTCGGGCTAGCTGTAAGGGACGCAGTTCTTGCATCGACACGATTTACGGCAGTTTTGGTGTCAGAAGATGACATTTTTTACGAAACAGACCTTATCCACTGTGTTTCAATGGACTTCTCAATTTGGAACACGGAAAGCGAGGCATAAATGGCTAGTAGTGCAGTCGTCGCACAGGGAGTAACCTTCCGCAGGGAAGGTGTCGTAATTCCTGAAATTAAATCGTGGTCGGGACCGTCTGGAACATCCAATGTTCAGGACGTTACCACGTTGCAATCAACCGCCAAGGAAAAACGGACCGGCCTCAAGGATGAAGGCCAGATTACGCTGAACATTAATTACGTGCCGGATAACGCGGTGCATGCCGCACTCCGTGCTGACTGGTCCGGGGCGCTCATTAAATCGTTTACCATCACGTTTACCGATCCTTCGACAACCACATGGACTTTTGACGCAATGGTGACGGGTTTCAGCACCTCTGGCTCCGTTGATGGCGTGATCGAAGGAACCGTGACTCTCGACATCTCGGGCGCCATCGTTGAGTCGTAAACCTATCAAGCGGGGTTTTATGCTGACCAAAGAGCAAATCATCAAGGCAGGGCTTCCCAAATCCGAAACGGTCAAAACTGAAGAGGGGGAAATCCTTCTCCGCGCCATGACCGGTTCGGAATGGGAGGCCTTTGAATCGGACTTTTATGAACTCGTTGATGGGGAGGCTAAGCCGAAGGATGGACGGTCTTTCCGTAATGAACTCCTGGCCCGCTCCATCGTGGATGCATCCGGGAACCCGATGTTCACGGCGGAAGAGCTCAATCCACTGAGCGCAGGCTTTCTGAGCAAGCTCTTTCACGTTGCTCGTCGGCTCAATGGGGTAGGCAAAGACACTGACGAGGCCATAGAAAAAAACTGAGATCCC